AGATAAACCATAAAAGCTAGTATTCTATTTCTTGCTTTCATAGCTGCGTTTTCACAATGCCAAAAATGATAACCCTCACCTACTTTAGTTTTTTGTATCTTAACTTCTAATATATTATGTGTAGTTAATTTTTTTAAATAAGAATATTTACTGACATATAAAGGATATACTTCTTTAAAAAAAATATCTATGAAAGGTTTGTTGTTATAAGTCATTGCAACATTAGTATCTCGTATAGTATCTATTGCATTATCAGATACTAACATCTCATCTTCTTTTCTTGGATACACTGCACCTTGTTGTTCACACTTGTTAAAATAATTTGTGTAATCATCTATTAATTTATTAGGCATAAAATTTTTAAACAGACCAATGTGATTATCTATGTAATATTGTTTATCCATTATGATGCACCTCTATTTTTTATAGGATCAAACTGCACATCACAGTTTGCAGCAAGAGTTCGTCTTACTTCATCAGTACCATTAAAAGGATATACACAGTGTCTCATATCATATGGAAAGATATAAAAGTCTCTAAGGTCCATAGGTGGTTGATAATCTATCTTTGCAAACTGACCGTTTGCTGCACCTAATATTTGAAGTCTACCATTTTGTGGTACTTCATCATTTGAATATTCTCTACCAAATGTAGATGGTAATTTTAAAATCATTACACTAGATAGACCTGTAAACAACATACCTCTATGAATATGTGCTGGATTATATTCATGTTGTTTCATCTCATTAACCCAAATAGAATTAAGATGTAAGTCATAATCTCTTATTTTATTAAATGCTAAATAATGTTTAAACATTTCTAAAAAATAATTTGTTACATCCCTCGGTAATCTATTATGATTTTTTACTTTTGTTTGATCAACTCCATCATAAAATAAAGAATGTTCTTTTTCTATCTTACCCACTAATTGTTTATTTGCAGGTTCAAGATTATGATAATTAACTTCATAAATATGATTAATATAATTAAATATATTTAAAGGTACTTGATATTTTAAAATAGATTGACCTAAAAATATAAAATCAAACTTTGGGTTTTCCATGTTGTTCAATTTTTTCTTTCTCTTGATAACTTTGTTCTAGTTCACCTGACTTTTTAATTCTCTGTAGAGATTGTAATTGTCCCATTACATTAAATATCTCTGCCTCTGATGAGTTTTGATTTAATGTTTTAGCTTTCTCATGATATTGTAAACCATAAGATTCTAACTGGTGAACGTTGACATCTTTGTCATTAAACGAACCATCGTTAAATTCTTTTTTTAATTTAGACCACATTTTAATTTCTCGCATTCTATGTCTTGCAACTTTTTCCATAGATGCTTTACCAAATATAGCTTCATCTAAATCTATTTTATATTTAGTTCTTTTATATTCATCTTCTTCTTTTTCTATTTTCTTTTCTAACCAAGTTATCTTTGCTTCGTTTCTTCTATAATCAAATGACAAAGCCATGAGATTATCTAAATAACTAGATTGTTCTCTTACACACTGCCAATACTTTGAAGCCTTGGTTGGATATCTATTATCTTGCAACACAGAAAACCTTGCCTCTGTTTCTGTTCGAAACATTTGTTTCTTGGTCCATGTGTCACGAAGCTCGTCTACCATACCTTTAAACGATGATAGATCTTCTTGTGTTAATAAATTATTTAAATGTGGTTCTTCACCTTGTATTACTTCTTTAACGTCTTTTTTCATATCTTTATCCTTTATAATTAAGACTAATATATATTATTTAAAATATATTACAAGTCTTATGAATCGGTAAATGTTCTTGTTTGACCTGCACCCGCACCTGTAAATTCTTCTGTTGCTGCTGTTGGTGAACCAGTATCTCCTCCAGTAGCTAAAGCTGATGTTGAAGTTCCACTTCCTGCAAGAAAATGTCTTCCTGTGCTTAAATTTGTAGTTTCTGCCCAGTTAGTTCCATTCCATAATTCGGTGTTTGCTGTGTTACCTGGATTTCCTCCATAAACTAAAGCTGCAGTAGCACTTCCAGCTGATCCCATATTAGATTTTGCTTGATTTAAATCGTTAACTTCAGTCCAGTTAGTTCCATTCCATAATTCTGTGCTTGCTTTATATGGTCCATTATCTCCACCAAAAGCTAAAGAAGATGTATTATCAGCTCCTACTGCTGATATACCTCCTCTTGAAGCGTTTACATCAGTTATTTCTGTCCAGTTTGTACCATTCCAAGATTCTACGGCTGTAGGTCTTGAAGATCCATCATAACCTGATATTAAAAGTGCAGAGGTGTATGTTCCATTTCCCGCCCCGTCTCTTCTCGCAGTGTTTACATCATTTACTTCAGTCCAATTAGATCCATCCCAACTTTCAGTAACAGCTACATTTTGAGTGCCTGGAGGGCCATTAAAACCTGCGAAACATAAAGCTGCAGTAGTTATACCAGCTCCATGTGTTATTCTTCTTGCAGTACCAAGATTATTAACTTCAGTCCATGAAGAACCATTCCACTGTTCTGTGTCCGCTGTAGCACCAGGAGAAGGCTCTCCTCCAAAAACTAATGCTGTAGTTGTAGCTGGAGTCGCATTTCCAGCAGCGGCTAGTTCAGATCTTGCAGTATTTAAATTTCCACCACTAGCCCACGTTCCTGCAGATGTAGCTGCTTGACCTTTCAAAGCATTAGAAGTTGAGTTATACCAAACTTGTCCTTCTACAGGATTATCTGGATCAGACGATACTACTTGAATTTGTGTTCCTCGTATTTCTTTGTATGTTGTCATAATTAATCTGTGCTCACTGTTTTAGTTACTGTTGTTGAACCACTCCACTCTTCTGTGTTAGTTAATTGTCCTGGAGAGGCAGGTGTTTTACCACCATAACCTAATCCATTTGTTGTATTTCCAGAACCTTGAGGCATGTTTGATCTTGCATCACTTAGATCTGCAACTTCAGTCCAACTAACTCCATTCCATTGTTCTGTAAAAGCAGTTGGACCTGCAGGTCCTCTACTTCCACCAAAAGCTAACGCAGAGGTTGATGTTCCAATACCTGCTAATCTTTCTCTTGAAGAATTTAAATCATTTACCTCAGTCCAGTTGGTTCCATTCCATGACTCTGTTTTTGTAGAGTTGGTATCAGCTGGAGGTGGTTCATATCCTCCAAATACAATAGCTGCTGTATTGTCTGCCGCTGCACCTGCCAATGCTAATCTAGCAGTATTTAAATCATTTGTTTCTGTCCAGTTTGTTCCATTCCAAGTTTCACTATTATCAACAGTTGAACTTGCTCTTCCTCCTGCTATTATAGCAGATGTTTGAGTACCTCCTCCACCAGAGGCTCTTCTAGCATTATTCATGTCATTAACTTCTGTCCAGTTGGTTCCATTCCAAGACTCTGTTTCAGTTAATCCATTTGGAGGTGGATTACCACTAAATACTAAACCTGCTGTAGAAGTTCCTGCTCCAGTTAATTGATCTTTTGCGGTATTTAAATTATTAACTTCTGTCCAACTAGTTCCATCGTAAGTTTCTGTATTATCAGTAACTGATGGAGTTGCTCCTCCAGCTGTCACGGCTGCATTATAAATTCCAAATCCAGAAGAAAGAGACCGAGCTGTATTCATATTTCCACCAGTTGCCCAAGCACCGATTGGCGCACCAGCACCTGTCCAATGTTCTGTTACTGCTGTAATAGGTGTTATTTCTCCACCAAATGCAAGTGCTGATGTACTTCCAGATCCAGCACCTCCTAAATTTCTTCTAACTTGTGATAAATCGGCTTGCTCTGCCCAATTAGTCCCATTATATAATTCTGTTAATCCTGTTCTTCCAGGTTCAATATCTCCTCCAAAAAATAAAGCAGATGTTGTTGAAATTTTTGAAGATGCAGCAGCACCTCTTGCTTGATTTAATGTTGCAGAAAGTGTTGTCCAATTTGTGCCATTCCAAGATTCTGTAGCATTAGTGTCACTTGATTGTCCTCCAATAGCCAATGCTGCGGTAGCATCACCAGTAGCACCACAATCTCTTCTGGCAGTATTTAAATCTCCTACTTCTGTCCAGCTACTACCATTCCAAGTTTCTGTAAGATCATAAACTGCAGGGCCAGGATTAAATCCAGCATAAGCTATTGCTGAAGTATTACTAGCACCTACTCCTGCTACTAATCTTCTTGCTTGGTTTAAATCAGAAACTTCAGTCCAACTACTTCCGTTCCAAGATTCTGCATTTGCGACTGCACTACCTGCAGGTAAACCTGTTACTCCGCCAAAACCTATAGCAGAAGTATAAGTTCCTCCTGTCGCTAGTTGCCATCTTGCAGTATTTATATCTCCAACTTCTGTCCAACTTGTTCCATCATATTGTTCTACATTTGCTACGATAGGTGGATACTGCAAACCTCCTACAGCTAAAGCAGCTGTCTGAATGCCTGTATTTCCCATGTATGCTCTTCCAGTATTCATGTTATTACCAGAAGACCATGAACCAGCTGATGTTACGTTATCTGCTAAAAATTTTAAAACATTATCAGTCTCGTTATACCACACCTCTCCCGTTATCGGATTATCGGGATTAGTCGTTTGGTTCCGAATCTTTGTGCCATGTATTTCTTTATACTCAGCCATTTAAATTTTTATTCCTCTAATGTTATGTCAGCAGGTCTTAATCCAAGTCTTTCAACTTTTTCATCAGCTGTTTCACCGTCAACGTTATCACCGTCCCAAGTGTTTTGAGCTGCTGTGATCTCTACATCAACTAATGCTTGAGCCTCGTCTTTTGTTTTAACGACACCCGCTACTTTAGCAATCCAAAGATTAGCATGTTTGTTGTATGCAGGAACTTGCCAAACATTCGCTGGATAGGCTTTAAACGTGATTCTTTGAGATTCAACGTGATCGATGAAACCCTTTCCCCAGTTTTCTGCTACACAGTATTGATATGTTTTTGCCATAGTTTTTCTCCTTTTATTAATCAGTTAATGTTTTTATCACATTTGATGGAACATTCCACTCTTCTGTTGCAGCTGTTTGAGGTGGTGCTTCTCCACCAAAAGCTAAACTTGATGTTGATGTACCTGCCCCACCAAGTTCTTTTCTACCTGTATTTAAATCAGATGTTTCTGTCCAACTAACACCATTCCACTCTTCTGTTTCATCTCTAGCAGGAGAACTTCCTCCAAAAGCTAATGCCGCTGTTGCTGTACCAGAATTTCCTGGATCTTCTCTTCCAGTGTTTAAATCGTTGACTTCAGTCCAGTTAGTTCCATTCCAAGATTCTGTTTTTGCTGGACCTGGAGATCCACCAAAACATAGAGCAGAAGTATTGTCTGCTCCCGCTCCTGCATTTCTAAATCTTGAAGTATTTAAATTATTAACTTCTGTCCAATTAGTTCCATTCCAAGATTCTGTTTGATCTAAAGTTCCAGAACTAGGTTCTCCACCATAAATTAAACCAGAAGTAGTAGTTCCATTAGCACCAAAAAGTTTTTTTGCATTATTTAAATCATTAACTTCAGTCCAGTTTGTTCCATTCCAAGTTTCTGTTATTGTTTGTTGACCTGTTGTTTGACCACCTGTTGCTAAACAAGCTTCAGCGTTAGCACCAAATCCTCCTAAACCTTGTCTTCCTGTGCCTAAGTCATTTACTTCTGTCCAACTAGATCCGTTGTATTCCTCTGTTTCTGCTGATTTTGGATCGCTTCCTTTATATCCACCAAATGCTAAAGATGACGTTTGTGTTCCTCCACCTGCAATAAGATTTCTTGCTAAATTTAAACTTCCACCTGTAGCCCAAGCACCGACTGCTGCACCTGCACCTGTCCAAGCTTCTGCAGTTGCTGTATCACCACTAGACGTTTCTCCACCAAAAGCTAAAGCTGAAGGTAGACTTCCTGCAGCTCCCATTTGTTGTCTACCTGTATTCATATCCGTAGTTTCTGTCCAGTTTGTTCCATTCCATTCTTCTGTAATTGTTCTAAAAGTAGGAGGAGTAACTCCTCCATAAACTAAAACTGCTGTATAATCTGTTCCAGCAGATCCTGCTAATCTTCTAACAGCATTTAAATCATTAACTTCTGTCCAGTTTGTTCCATTCCATTGTTCGGTATTGCCGTAAATAGGAGTTCCACCAGGTCCTGCTCCACCAGCTGCTAAAGCAAGATCTCTTGTACCTCCACCGTGAGGAGAATATCTTACAGTATTTAAATCATTAACTTCAGTCCAGTTTGTACCATTCCAAGACTCTGTATTTCCAATTCCAGCAGAAGGTGGAATTTGACCTCCAAAACATAAAGCAGATGTATTATCTGTTCCTGAAGCTCCTGGATAAATTCTTGCAGTATTTAAATCGTTAACTTCAGTCCAGTTCGTTCCATTCCATAATTCATTTACTGAAAATGCTGATCCACCAGCTTGACCTGCAAAATCCACTGCCGAAGTTGATGTACCCGCAGTTCCTTGATAACCTTTTGCAGCATTTAAATCATTAACTTCAGTCCAAGAAGCTCCATTATAAATTTCTACGTTTGTATAATATCCTGGTGGTTGCATTCCTCCAACAGCCATTGCAGCACTACCACTAGCACCTGTTCCAGAAAGATTTTTTCTAGCTTGATTCATTGTTCCAGCAGTTGCCCATGAACCAGCTGATGTTACATTTGGATATAGATATTTAAAATCTTTGTTGGTGCTATCGTACCATAGCTCACCTTCTACGGCTCCCGGGTAATCTCCAGCATAGTTGACGACTGCTGTCCCAACACTTTGTTTATATGTAGCCATGATTATTTATTCTTTAGCAGCCAGCCCTGTGTAGAATCTGTATATACTAAAGTGTTTCCTGCCCTTTCTGTTGAAACTGTCAAGTCTGCTGTAGATCCTGCAATTTTTTCTGAACCATTTGCAGCGATGGTAAAAGTATAAGTATCAAAAGTTCCTGCGTAGTCGATAAACACAACTTCATCTCCTAAAGTTCCTGCAGGTAAATTCATAGTTATGGCATTACTTGTAGTATTTACAAAATATCCCTCACCAGCAACTGCTGTGAAAGTAGAAGTTTTAACTGCTTGCCATGATGTACCACCAGATACTTCAGCAAACGATAACTGACCAATACCTGTTGTTCCTGAACCAGTAACACTTGCAACTTTTAAAAATCTGTCTGCTGTTACGTTTCCAGTTGGAAATTTAAGTGTGTAGCTTTGAGATGCACTATGCGCAGGTGACTGTAGTTTAATTCCGTGTGAATTAGATTCACAGTTAAGAACAAGAGTACCTGGGTTTGTATTACCACCTACAACTACTTCACCAGTTCCGTTTGGTGTAGCTGTAATATTACCATTTGCACCATCTGTAATTGTGATTGTACCTGAGTTTGTACCACCATTTGTATCTAAAG